ATGGCTAAAGACCTTAAATTTTCTGAAGATGCAAGACAAGCTATGTTACGTGGTGTCGATAAATTAGCTAATGCCGTTAAAGTTACAATCGGACCTAAAGGACGTAACGTTGTATTAGATAAAGAATATGTAGCACCATTAATTACAAATGATGGTGTCACAATTGCTAAAGAGATTGAATTAGAAGATCCTTATGAAAATATGGGAGCTAAATTAGTTCAAGAAGTTGCTAATAAAACAAACGAAATTGCTGGTGATGGTACAACAACTGCAACTGTATTAGCACAAGCAATGATTCAAGAAGGATTAAAGAACGTAACAAGTGGTGCTAACCCAGTAGGATTACGTGAGGGTATTGATAAAGCAGTAAGAGTAGCTGTTCAAGCTCTACACGATATTTCTCAAAAAGTTGAAAATAAAAATGAAATCGCACAAGTAGGTGCAATTTCTGCAGCAGATGAAGAAATTGGTAAATACATTTCTGAAGCAATGGATAAAGTTGGTAATGATGGTGTTATTACCATTGAAGAATCAAACGGACTAGATACCGAATTAGAAGTTGTTGAAGGTATGCAATTTGATAGAGGGTATCAATCACCATACATGGTTACAGATTCAGATAAAATGATAGCTGAGTTAGAAAGACCATATATTTTAGTAACAGATAAAAAAATCTCTTCATTCCAAGATATCTTACCTTTATTAGAACAAGTTGTTCAATCTAGTCGTCCAATCTTAATTGTAGCAGACGAAGTTGAAGGAGACGCTTTAACAAATATCGTATTAAACCGTATGCGTGGAACATTTACTGCAGTTGCAGTAAAAGCACCTGGATTTGGTGATAGACGTAAAGCAATGTTAGAAGACTTAGCTATTTTAACTGGAGCTACAGTTATTACAGATGATTTAGGTTTAGAATTAAAAGATGCTTCAATCGATATGTTAGGTAGTGCTAATAAAGTTGAAGTAACAAAAGATAATACTACAGTTGTCGATGGTGATGGAGATGACAATAGTATTGATGCTCGTGTGAGTCAAATTAAAGCACAAATTGAAGAAACTGATTCTGACTTTGACAGAGAGAAATTACAAGAACGTTTAGCTAAATTAGCTGGTGGCGTTGCAGTCATTAAAGTAGGTGCTGCATCTGAAACTGAATTGAAAGAACGTAAATTACGTATTGAAGATGCCTTAAACTCTACACGTGCTGCAGTTGAAGAAGGTATTGTTGCTGGCGGTGGTACTGCATTAGTAAATATTTATAATAAAGTAGATGAAATCGAGGCTGAAGGTGATGTTGCAACAGGTGTTAACATCGTACTTAAAGCTTTATCTGCACCTGTACGTCAAATCGCTGAAAATGCTGGGCTAGAAGGTTCAGTTATTGTTGAAAGATTAAAACATGCAGATGCAGGTGTTGGATTTAACGCTGCGACAAATGAATGGGTAAACATGCTTGAAGAAGGTATTGTAGACCCAACTAAAGTTACACGTTCAGCTTTACAACATGCGGCAAGTGTTGCTGCGATGTTCTTAACTACAGAAGCAGTAGTTGCAACTATCCCTGAACCAGATAATAATGATAATCAAGGTATGGGTGGCATGCCAGGTATGATGTAAAAATGCCTATAAACGTTGATCCAAAGGCGTTTAACAATTCATCGTGACATAATAATGACATAAAAATCCAGAAAATAAAAAATGCCGTTTGATTCAGCTGAACTAAACGGACATTTAAAATAACTCTTTTGAGACGTTTTCCATGAGTTGACTAAACTTGTGGGAAGCGTCTTTTTTATATGAGTTGGTAATTTTAGCGTAGATGTTCATTGTGGTATTTATATCTTTGTGGCGTAGTCTTTCTTGTATTTCCTTGATATGTACGCCAGCCTCTATAAGTAGGGCGCAATGTGTATGACGGAATGAATGTGTACTTATATGTTTATTAGTAATATCAGTCTTTTTCATAATTGCTTGAATCCATATAGACAGTTTTTTAATCACAAGTGGATAACCATTCACATCAGTAAACACAAAATTATTATCTACATATAATTCATTTTTCCAAGTGTCCTGGACATTTACCTTATAATCTTTGAGTAATTGTATCACATGAGGATCTACTGAGATTTTACCGATTGAGCTTTCAGTTTTCGGAGTAAGTATCTGATAATGTTTTTTATTATTATTCGGATTGTAATAAGTCTTAGTAATACTAATTATGTTATTCTCAAAGTCTATATCAGACCATTTTAATGCTAACAACTCACCTGCCCGCATGCCAGTGTATGCCAATGTGGTAAATACCTCAAAGCTATTTTGTGGTGAATGATGATTTTTAGCAACCTCCAGGAATTGAAATAACTCATCTTTTTCAAGAAATTTTTTATGTATCTCACTATCCTCTAATTCTTCTACACTTACTTTCTTTTTAGGTCGTTTAATACCTTCAATAGGTAGTACCCTAATCAATTTCATATCATAAGCATATTTAAATATCATATTAGTAGATGCCACAATACTATCAACATAATTCTTACTATACTGTATGCTCATATCGTCCACAAAACGTTGATAATCATGTTTCTTGATAGTTTGTATAGGTTTAGTATTAAAGTGCTGTATGGCGTGCTGTATGGCTTTCTCACGTGCTCTTACACTACTTACTTTTACATCGTTAGCATATTGTTTAATCCAATCTTCAGCTACTTGTTTGAATGTGCTGGAAGAAGGGGCGATATAGTCACCATTTCTTAATTGACGCTCTATCATTTCAGCTTGATGTTTAGCGTCTGATTTACGTTTAAAGCCAGTCTTAGATATGTATTCGTATTTGCCAGTTTCTGTATTTTTTCCTAGTGATATGCGATAACGCCAGTTGTTTTTAGATATTTGATCGTAACTTGCCATAGGATCACCTACTTAATATTTAAGTACGATTTTAAGAAGTCGTTAAACTCATTGGTAATATCATCGTATGCTTCTTTGCTACCACTCATTTTATGTTGGTGTAACATTTGAAGAAGGACAGAAATAAACAATAAATTATCATCTTCCGTTTTTTCTAATTCATAGAAGTTATATACATTGTTGAAATAATGAATATCTATATATTTTAAGTCTCGTTGAATTAAGTCTAATAAATTACTTTTTAAGTTTAATTCACGGTTTGTATTATCTTTATTCAATTTAAAACGTAATTCTGAGAACTGTTCGTTTATCTCATCTTCAGTTAAATCACTTAACATTTTATTACCACTTGTTAAGTAAGCCACCGAAACATTAAGCTTTTTTGCAATTTTTTCAATCGTCTTAATTCCTAAATTCTTTCTATTATTTTCTAAATCGCTCAAATAGGATTGAGAAATTTTTAAAGAACTCGCTAATTCACTTTGCGTTACTTTTTTCTCTTTACGTATTTTTTTAATATTATCGCCAATATTCATATTTTCACCTCTTTGTAATGATATCAAATTTTTAATGTTAATAAAAATAAAAAAATATTTAAAAAGGGGTTGAAATATATTTAGATAAAGTTTATCATATAAATATATCGCCGATAGTGGTAAAAGAAATTACTGATTTTATATTTTTTTACCTTAATTTATCGCCGATAACGATAATTAGGAGGTGTAAGTTTTGACAGTCCAATTAAATGATACTTGCCTAAAAAAAGCAATGTTTTTAAAGGGGTACGATTTATCTGATTTATCAATCAAAACAAATGTAAGCAAAGCATACTTAAGTCAGATTTTTAACGGTAAAAAGATTCCTAGTCCAAAACTAGCCAAAAACATTGCTAATACTTTAGATGTTGAAATTAAAGATTTATTTTACTTTGAAGAAAAGGAGGCATAACCAATGATTAAACAAATTTTCAATGATAAAGAAATTCGGTTTATTGAAAAAGACGATGAGTATTGGGAAGTAGCAAGTGATGTGGCAAAGGTATTGGGTTTTAGAGATGCATTCAATGCTACAAAATATTTACCAGAACATGTGAGAGGTACTCTCAAAGGTAGTACCACATCAGATAAAAAGAAATCAAGAAAATTCCAAAATTACACAGTTATTAACGAAAAAGGTATTTACCGACTTGTGATGCGTTCGAACAAACCTGAAGCTGTAGATTTCCAAGATTGGATTTGTGACGTGCTGGTTGAATTACGCCAATCAACAGGGCTTAAAGGATACGAAGCCTTTCGCATGCTAGACAAAGAAAAACAAAAAGAAGCTATGGATAATTTGAAAAATGGTATTGAAGTTATTTCTAAAAAAGACTATTGCAAAGCTCAAGCAATTAGTAATAAAGCAGTTTCAAATGTGTTCGGTTTTCCTAAGATGATTAAAAAGCAAGATATGACACAGGAAATGCTGGAGTTAAGACAACAGGTATTAAATGACACAGTAGAGTTTATGGTGTTTGTTGATAAATATAATCTTCCTTTATCTGTGAAAAAGCACATTTACGACAAATACAATGACAAGCAACAAATGGCATAAGGAGGCTTAAACAATGTTCAACATTAATATTGATGAAGATGAAGCACGTGAGTTATTAGAACAGGCGATTAATCAACGTGTAGATGAATTAGCAAGAGAAAAGTTCTTTATGACATATAAAGAGTTAGCTGAATACCTAAATTTAAGTAAACCAACGATTGAGGAGCTACTTATTAATAACGGTATGAAATATTACATGGTAGGAAGCACATACCGATTTAAAAAATCTGATGTAGATGAATTTATGGAACAACTTACATCTCACATGGATATTCAGAATAATGATTTTAAGCAAGTGAATATTAAAAAATTACTGGAGGCACAAAATGTATAAATTCCTATTCTATTTACTTTTAACGGTGGTAATAACTTGTTTAGCGATATACGTTGTCCCGTTTCACATAGTTCTAGCAATATATTTATTCGGTGTAATGTTTACGTTATTAATTAGTAGCGATTTGGAGGAGTTAGAAAATGAAAATTAAAGAAAAATATCAATTATCAAAAGTAGTAAAAGTATTAGAGAAAGTGATTTCCGAAGATAGTCAAAATGGAGAACTATTCATACCAAAACAAATATTTCATTCAAGAACAAATTACCGAAAAACTGATACTGATTACTATGAATATATGCTTAAACTTATCCATAAAGAATTGTTTAACATTCTTGCTGAATTAGATTTTGAAGATGAGGCGTTTTCAATTCTTGACGAAGTAACAATGACGTTAGGTGATGTCATGAAAGAAGATAAAGAAGTTTATCATTACAGCTTAATTGATAATAAAGGCGAAACAAAATACACGACAGATAGAAAAGGCCATGTGTTCGGCATTTTAGAATGGACGCTTGATTATATCGTAGGAAATATTGAAGTGGAGGAAATATAAATGATAACAGAAATTTTAAAAGCATATGACGATATGGCAATACCAGCTATGAATGTATCTCAGTTAAGAGGTGAAACAGATAGACTTTCAGAGTTGATAGGATATTTAATTGAAAAGGCCAAAGCGTACAGAGAAGAAAAAGATATTAAAGGTGCTGAAGCTATTGAGCAAATTGTATTAGACGATCTCCAATTTGAATTTAAAAGTATATATGGTCAATTTGAAGAAGAATTTAAGAATTGGGAACGGAAATATAAGAGGTTTGAAAATGTATGTAAATATTACGGTGTTCCAGTACCAACGTTAAAAGATAATAAAGTAATTCAGTTTAGAAAAGGAGTTAAGCAATAATGAATTGGGAAACTAAAAATTTTATTGAAGATGTAGACATTATTAAAAGAAAAATTGACGATGCATTAACTACATTCGGCTGGTTTGATGATGAGTATTTTAAGCATGATGGTGGTCATATGTTAACCAAAGATGAAATATTGAACCACGGATACAAGTATCACGAGCATCGACCTTACATTACACAACACATTGATTTATTAAGCATATATCTAAAGGAACTAGACACAGTATTAGAAGATATGAAAAAAGCGTCATCTGATGTAAGTTTGGCGACAAAATCAGATAACGCATAGATGATAAGTATTTAATTAAATACTCATAAAAATAATAACACATATGAAAGGTTGATTATATGGACGAAGTTACTTTATACAAAAAACATTTTGAGTTTCACTCAAATTTAGATTATATCAATACAACGAACTTATCAAGAATTAAGGAGATAAGCAAGCGAATTCATTTCGCTTCTATCTCATCTGATAAACAAGTGTTTGATAATAAAGGAAATTTGTATCACCGTGAAAAAGATAACATCGCAGGTGATTACATTAATAATCTTACTTTAAATTATACCATAATTCCAAAGAAATTAGGGCTTATTTACGGAAAAATTAATGTCAAAACTGTTGAAGAAGATAATGGAGAAGAAAAGAAAAAAGCAACTTTTCACGCTGATCACTTTACAAACTATGCACGATTTATTGCAGATTTAATGGCGGATAAGGTTATTTATTCTAATGAACTGGATGCATTCCTTTTTGTGAAAAACAACTATTACGAGTTCATAGACGATACCTATTTTGCATTAAAATACCCAGTGGATAATAAACATCAAATTGATGACTTTCTAGAAGTTATGACAGAACTGTATCGTGACTATATCGAAGTCAATCACGGTTACAATATCTTGCCACATGCTTTTGCTGGAAATGATTTTGTTTATGATGTTAAGCATTTGAAAATGACAAAACGTCCTTTAAAACAAAATGAATTATTTGCATTGAAATATGATGTGAACCATAAAGATATAGATTTAGATACACCTAGAAAGTTTTATGACCTTGTTACCGAAAATGATAAGAGTAAGAACAATTTAAAATTGGTACATGCTTATGCCATGTATCGCAAAATGCAACTTATCCAAGCTGAAAAATGGTTTCTTATGAAAGATTTCGGACGCTCGGGTAAAGGTTTATTCATGACTACATTTGAAACGCTATTCCAATTAAATAAAGTGAATTTTGATAGTCTCGTTTCTGGTGGATTTGAAGCATCTAACGAATGGATGAATTTTTACGGTGCAGATATAGCACATGCGAATGAAACAGGTGAAATTACTAAAGCTATGATGCGCATATTAAGAAAAATTGCGACAGGTGAAATTATATCTGGTCGTGGTATCGGTAGAAATGCTTTTACATTTAAAAATAGAGCGCTATTAGTCCTTGATACAAACGAAAATGTAGATACAGGTGAAATTACAGCTAACACAACACGTACAATCAAAATATCACTTAAAGATAGACCGATTAATGAAACAGACGAAGAACGTTATCAGATATTTAAGCCATATTGGGATTTTGTGAAGCCGAATGATAAAAATTCAGAAATAGCAGGCGTGTCATTTTTAATAGCTAGCTTAAATTATCTCAAAGAAATAGGTCATGAATTCAAGTTTGATGATGTTACATTGAAAAATTACTTTAGTGAAGATGAATTAACTGAAACACAAGTTACTATGCTTAAAATGTTATCAGAGCAAGGCTTTGTTTTTGCAGGTGATGAAATACTACAAAAGTTAATTGAACAAGATTATAAAAGTTTACGATACAAGCAAGCTAAAGAGGATATGAAGAGAATCGGTGTAAGCATTAATAACCAAAAAAAGATAGACGGCGTAAATGCTAGAGTGCATAATGTTGGTAATCCAGAACTATTTAATATGGCATTAGAACTTTTAAATGAGTAATAAGGGCTACCGTAACTCTATAGTAACTCTTATAGTAACTCTTAAATTGTTGTAATAACGGTCGGTAACTCTTGTAACTCTAATTTCTATAGCGTTTTTATTGAATGTAAAATGATTTAGCTACTATAGAAAAAATAAGCGTTACAAGGGTTACTACCACTCTTGTTAAAAGGAGGAATTCAATGACAGGCTACCATGTTGCTAAAAATTTATTAAAAAAGAATATCCAAGTCATACCACTTAATGAATATAAAACGCCTACAATTTCATTTGCAGATGTAACAATAACAGATGATTTTATTGAGCAACACAGAAATTCATATCATCAAGCGCATGTATTGGGCGTCTTAACTCGTGGTGTGTGGTGTATCGATATTGATATAGACCATAAAAAAGGTAAGGACGGTTTCAAAAGTTTAAAGGATATACCCTATTATGAAGAAATTGTATCTAACGCTCAAAATACGTTGGTACAGACAACGGCAAGTGGTGGCAAACATGTTATTTTCCACAAACGTGAGGGGATAAATTACGGTCAAAAAATCGGATATTTGCCGTCTATTGATATAAAAGCTCATGATAATAATTATTTTGTTCTTGCTGGCAGTCAGACATATAAAGGCAAGTATACACATAATGGCGTCAATGTTACTGAATATCAAGGTAAATTTGAACAACGTATATTTTCAAAAGCTGGTAACTATGTACAACAAACACTAGAGCCGTATTCTATAAAAAATAGATTGCCCAATCAAAATTTCGATCACGTAAGAGGTGGCAAAGGTGGAGAGGGCAAACGTGCATATCAACGCATTATAAATGGTCAAAGTGACTTCAGAAATGATGATTTATATAAAGCAGTAAGCTATGCCGTTCAATGTAACGTGGATATAGAGCCGTTACGTATATTGATTGGTGATAATAAAAATGGTGATGTTTTCACTGAAAGAAGTTGGGAGGCGACCGTGAGAAGTGCAAGCCGTTGAATATGATTTAATTTAGATGAACAAGCTAAACGCATAGGCTTAATTGTAGGAGTATCTGAAGAAATTTATTTCTGTTCAATTAGTCGAACATCACAAGTTTTTATGGAATTAATAAATGATGAATGGGTAGCGTGGCGGGAGACATTTATACCGAATACGAATAAAAGAAAAAGTTATAAAACGTTAGCAGTCGGTGAATTTGACCTTGTCCTTGCTAGGGTAAAAAGTTATTTGGGTTATTTAAGAAAACAAAATAAATAAAGGAGTAATTCGGCTGAACTAAAGCCATTAAAACAACATAAAAATACCGTTATGGTCCAAGGACCACAACGGAAATTAAATATAAAGCTTAAGGACCATGGGCCTGAAGCTAAAAAGGCTAAAGATAGAATGGCTGTAAAAAACAAGGTATGGTCCGTGGACCAGAGGTAAAAAAACTCTAAAACTGTCGAAGTGGACCGTGGGCCACATCGAGAAAAACGGAAAAACCAGAGACATCATTGGAAAAGCTTCGGGCTTTGGTAGTGGCATAACATACAAAAATAACAGTTTTGATTCAGCTGAACCAAAACAGTTAAACCACCACAATTGGCTTAACAGAGCCTTTTGTGGTATAATTTAAGTAAATAATTAGTACCAGGTAACAATTTTTATAGTGTACAATGTAAGGGCAATGAAGGTTTGGGAGTATAACACAAATTCAAACAATGAGTTTTGGATACACTACCATGATGTGATAAGAAGTATTAATATTAAAAAATGAAAAAAAGAGGTTACGAAGTATGAGTAAAACAGTAAAAGAAAATTCAATCAGTATCTTTGATAAACAAATTTATGGTAAAAGGTTACGTGCTAAAGAAGTTCAAAAACAATATGATCAGCTAGTAGATCGTATTAAAAAAATCAATGCTAAGATTATACACTATCAACATCAAGATGAATTTGCCGAAGCTACAAAATTAAAGCGTCAACAAGCTGATTTAGAACAAGAGTTATTGAAATTAGATGAACAACTTAAAACATCGGATTACAGTATCACAGATGATGAATTTACATCATTCTACGATGCATATGATAGTGAAATGAAAGATATTATAAAAACACACGAACAATATCGAAAAGAGATGAAAGATAAACTTCAAGAAGTTGCAGCCACTTATCGCAAAATGATTGAGAATAAGAATGAAGGTGGCAGGCGTATATCACGATTACGCTATGTTAAACAAGAGCAGAAGCACCCTAGTAACATTCACAATCAATACAAAGGGCAAATGCTTGCTGATGAAGTTAAAATTGGGGGCAATACAACGCCTAGAGATTACTCATGGTTGCTTGAAGATATGTTAAAAGAAGAATCATTAGAGGACTTCCAAAAATATTACTTCAATAAAAAGAAGTGGTAAGGAGGTAATGCGATGATCACAGCCATTAGATATAAAGGGAATAGAGCAAAGGTAACTGAAAATGGTGAAGATTTAATGATATTAGCTAGTTCAAGTAGAGTGCCTATAGAACTGGCTGATGTAGATAATAAATTAAATATAGTGAGTGACTTTGAAGAAGGAGAAATTGAACCGAAAGCAGTTAAAAAGATTAAGTTTAATAAAAACAGTTGTGTCATGATGAATGGCAATTTGAACTTTATTATTGCTTCAAGTCAGAGAAATAATAGAGAGTTTATAGTTAAGAAAAACCATACACTCATTCATGCTTGGAAGAGTGGGGATCATGCAAAAGATAAAGCATTTGAACAAATCAAAAATAATAAAGTAGATAGTGTTGACGTGTATGTAAAAAATGCAGAAGGTAAAGACAATAGAGTGAGTCACATAGGTGAAATTTTAGCTGTTTCTATCAATTTAAATAGCGCTTAAAATACCATGGTTGAGCCTTTTATGTTATAATAAAGATATTAAGGATTATAAATATCTTTAATAACGAGCGCTCTTTATTAAAGTCTAAAATAGCCATGCGTTCCTCCTTCATTTGTTCAATTGAATTTCTATGTCTAAGGCATGTTTACAAGGTCATCACTTTAATATATGTGGTGGCCTTTCTTTTATAAGTTGCCTCACATAAGTGAGCCAATAGTTTACTTAGTAAGAGGGACAGGTAAACGAAAAAACATTATGGTGTGATTAATATGTAGCAGATTATATTAGCCGCATAGTATAGATAAATTAACAGTATAAGTAAACAGAGGTTATATACGAGTACCCTCACATAAGTTACAGGGCTATGATTATGTGACCGTATAAAAGTGTACGCTGCAAGTATAAAGGCTATATGTATTATTCCAATAGTGTTTAGGCAATACACTAAAATATATATGAGCAAGCCAATATGTGTTAGAGATATTAATTATATTGAAGTAGAAGAAACAATTATGTTTATATCAAACATCAAAAATGTTTAGAAGAAATGAAGTAGAATAAAACAATTATCTTTTATGTTAGAAGATAAAAGAATTAAGAAGATAATTCGTTAATTGAACAAAACAAAGTTGAGCTTTAGTTAAAGATATTAGAATGATAAAGAGAATGAAAATTATAAAAGTAAATGAGAAGTCAGAAAGTATTTTGAATTTCAGAAAGTGAAATAGAATTTTGAAATGAGAAATGAAAATAAAAAATAATTTAAAATTGTTTTGTGATTTCGATTTGTATTTTGATTTGAAATAAAGAAAAGTTATTTAGATCAAGAAAGAAGAAATTATAAATAAAAAAGAATGAAGAATGATGATAGAAATGTTGAGAGAACAAACGTAACATAGAACAGTTTAAGATGCTGTTTCAGGCTTGTTATAAGGAAGATAATAGTAAGTAGGATTAAAATAGTATAGGAACTGATTAAAAGCTAATGACAGGCTTATATGAAGCAATTAGAGAACATGGTAATTAGTGAAGATAAATGTATATCGATATAGATGGATAATGCTGAGAGACTGGAGAAACAGGTTAGATACAAATAATTTAGAGGTAGTTTATTTTAGCTACCATAACAAAATTCACGGTAGATAAGATTTTTGAAGTTTTATTTTCTAAAAAACGAAATTACTTTTTTAAAGAAATACTTTTTAAATTTTTTGCGGGGCTTCGATTACCCCCACACTTTATTTTTTGACGAAAAAACGAGCCGCACTTAACTTTGACCGAATGTTGAAAATGAAAGTGAAATATGTGGGGTAAAATCCATTAATATCAAACAATTTGAGCTAAAGGAGGGGTAAAATGGCTAATAGAAAATTGTTATCACAACAAAAATCACGACTCACTAGAGAAGTACAAGAAAATAAGAAAGCAACGGAAGAAGCAATGAAACAGCTTACTCCTTTAAACGCAGAACCTCCAACGTGGTTAGATGATAGAGCAAAACAAGAATGGTTTAGAATATATCCATTACTAAAAGAATTACCAATTGCCAGTTTAGATTTAGCGTTAGTGTCCGCATATTGCCAAGCCTATTCGGATTATATTCAAGCCACTGAACGTATGAAACAAGAAGGCGCAGTAATTGTTACTGAAAGAGGTACTAAATTAAATCAAAACCATGCTATTAAACGCGATGCACTGGCACAATTAAATAGTATTTCATCTAAGTTAGGTTTAACAGTAGAATCCAGACTAAAGATATTAGATCCTAAGAATGAAACGCCTAAGAAACAATCTGTATATGACCAATTCGGAATTTCAGATAACGACTAAACAAAAGTATAAAGTCAATCAGGAAATAAAATAGATAAAGTTTAAGGGAGTGCAGAACTGTTGCTGAAGAAAAATAATAATACTTTCAGTTACGAAAGAGAAGAAAGAATTTCAGAATATGAGTTGTTGGTTAAATACAATCCTCAATTTATAAACAGAAAATGCCAAGCACTCGAAGAACAAATAAATGTCATGTATCATCTGAACATCTCACATATGACTTGTGATGAAGCAACAGGTGTAGTTTTTACCAGTTATCCATTAGAGAAGTTAGTTATATGGATCGTTGAGAAAAAAGAAAAGTTGGAACGTTATAAAAATCAATCATTAGAACGCATGAATTTACTTAAAAGTATTGTCAGCACCTATCCATATCATGAGCAACAAGAGATAATGCACTACATGCGTACAAATGGCGTTTATAAGCCTTATAAGAGTATTGAGAAGTTATGTGAAGATTTATATAAAGATACGCATAAAGCTCGTCTAATGCGTCAGAGAGACCATTTGAAAGAACAAAGAAAATATTTCGATGAAGAAGTAGAGAAAGTAAGAACTACATTACAAACTCAAAGAGAGGAGCTAGTTATATGAAAGCCTTAAAGAGTTTCGACTATAAAATACTGAGTGGATATATGGAAAACTATCAAACATTAGTTGATGAGTACAAAACACAAGCTAGTCAAACGACTGAACAGAGATATAATAGAGTTAAAAGTATCGTAAAAGGGATTACCGAAGTATATAACAATGCGACACTACAAGAGCAGCAATTAATTAAGATGTTATGGTGGGATAAGCAACCTTATGACATTATCGCAGATGTTTTAGGGATAACAGAGTACACAATTAAACATGCTAGAGAAGTAATATTACGCCGTGTTGCTGAAAGAAGTACATATCTATGATATATGATAAGAAAAGCGTTAGAGCCTTCATAATGAACTATGAACCACCTAAAGAAGAACCGCCCATGTATGAAGAGAATATAAATAATTTCTTTTCATTAGATCAATCTACAACATCGATAGAAACGAGCGATAATTTTGAAGAACATATATTTTTCAATGAATTATCATCAGTAATTGAAAGCATTGGTACAGATAAAGAGTTCGTTGTTTTCGATTTACTCGCTCATGGTTGGTCGTATGAGAAGATAGGCGAAATGCTCATGGTAACAAGTGGACGTGTTCGACAGATATTTAGCCGATTACTAGATAAGCTACCTTAAGAGGTGGCTTTTTCTATGTATTTAAATAAAATTAGTTAGTGACCGATTACGTGCTAGAGATATGCTAGGTAAGTATCATAAGTTATTTACCGACAAAAAAGAACTTGCATATGAAACGCCTGTTATTGTTAATATTGGTGATTGGCCAGATGATGAAGAAGAAGAAAAACGGAAAGCATTAGATGAAATACATGAACAACACCCTAACAGAACAATGATTGTTGATGATATACCGTTAGAGGATTAATGTGAAACCATTACCTTCAAATAGGTGGTGGTTTATTTTATCTAAATTCTTTCCGCAATTTCAGATTAAGTTGACAAATTTGAGTGGATGTATGGTAAAAAATGTTGAAATGCTCTATATTATAAATAAGAGTTGCAAATGCGTAACACATCTTAGCGAATACACACAAAGATATATACTGTTTTTGTGTACCAATTATAGAAAGTATACACAGTGACAGTGTATAGTCACTGTTATTTTTATGTTCAATATGATGTGTTGATTATGGAGGAGTTTATCATGGCTGAGCAAAAATACCTGACAACAGTTGAAAATATAATTGGTTTAATGAAAGAAGAAATAAAAAACATTTCTCCTTTAAGACTACAAAAAACATTATACTTTTTATTTGCATATTATGGTGCTTCATATGGGCAACTATCTAAAAGTAAAGAATATGAAGTTACAAAAAGTGAAAGTTTAAACTTGCCTGAATATTTATTTGACGCTCAATTTGAAGCTTGGCAATACGGCCCTGTTATTCGAGACGTATATAAGAACAATAAATATAGTCTTGGCTATAATGACATAGACTTTTCAATGAGTAATTTTGAAATAGAAGATAAAACAATGCAGCAGGAAATTACAGAATATTTGAGAGAAATTATTAAGAGTACTTTAAAAATTAGTGATTTTGGTTTAGTAGAACGTTCTCATGAAGATGAAGAGTGGAAAAATAAAATTACTCAGCAAGAAATTATGAATAACGATTTAATTATTAAGGAATATATAGGATTGGTAAATGCCTAG